CTTTCGTATAGTGCGATATACCGGCTTAGTTTTTCCTCGAGTGCCAACGCACTTTTTACACTGAAAAAATGATCGAGGAAAAACTAAGCCGGTATATCGCACTATACGAAAGCGGGCTGATCGCCGAAGAACCTTGGCAGCCGGCGGGGAAGGTGATCTTTCCATATATCCTTATCCTCTCGGATACAAGGTATGCTCTAAATCGTCAATATCCTTTCCGGGTTTTCCAGGCGCCGTCGTTTCTGGGGTTCTTGCGGTCATTGAAACAGCCTCAACAGTAGCAGTCGCTCTACTCTGACATAAAGGTTGCTGGTGCGCGATTGAAACTACGGGATCAATGAGGAGGGGAAACTGCGATGGATAAATTAATAGTAAAACTGCTGGTTCTACACGCTTTTGTCGCTGACCAACGGAACGAATATGCTAAAATGGAAACAGAGGATGTTGTGGAACAGGCTTTTGCAGAGGGAATCGTCGCAGCGTGCGAGTTTTTTGAAGAGGCCTTGGAGCATATGATGGATTATAGATAGCGCGTCCGGTGTGTATAGGGTGTATAAGTGTATCAGTACAACCGTTCACCCTCTACCCTCATGCGGGCATACGGCAACATGAAACACGAGAAATTCAGGTACTATATTTTAAAGCAAAAGTCCGATGTGTTCCAGGCATTGAAACATTTCTTTTCCGCAGAAAAAAAGGAGGCCGTCGCCTCTAGATCCTAGATCCTAGGATAAAGCTGAATGGTAAACTGGTCCTTTTTCGTCCATTCCGGTTTTCTTAGGTATGTCGCTTTCTCAAGCACCGACTTGAGAAGGCGATTTTTCTTTTCTACGTCATCTGTGAGGCGGTAGGCGTCGAGCACCTTCTTGACTGTCGGGATGTACTCGTTGATGTTTTTTTCTTTTAGCTGTTCTTTGGCGATTTCTTCCCGCAATTGATCGATTTCCTCTTGGGTTTTCTTGATCCGGCTGACGATCGTTTGCTGGCGTTCCAAGAACGTCTCGATCGTATAGACGCCTCGCTCTAGCAAGTCGTGCAGGGTGTCCTTTTGTTTATGGAGCTCTCGGAGCTCTTTTTCTTTTTTCTCAACGGCCTTTTGCTTTAGCGGGATGACTGAACGCTGCTCTTTCCGTGCGAACGTATCCTCTTGCACCTCGAACTGGTCGACGAACTCGGCGAGAGATTGCAAGATTTTCTCCTCGACGAGTGGCAGAAGCGCACCCTTTTGCACGCCTTTGCATTTCGGGTTTGGACAGCGCACCAGCGGATGAGGACGGTCTTTGCGTGGCTGATACCACATCGTATAGCCGCAGAGTTCGCATTTCAACAACCCGGCCAGCGGGTTAGCCAGCGGTTTGCTTTCTACCGTAGAAGGGCGCCAGCGGCTCCGATACGCTTTGTTGGCGGCTTCCCAGAGTTCCCTGGACACGAGGGGCTCATGGGCATTCTCTTTGACATACCAGCGCTCTCTCGGCATTTTCTTGCGCTTATACCTGCCGTTTTGTTTAATGTATTTCACCTTGCCCCAGATGATGTGGCCGAGATACACCTCGTTTTTGATAATGGCGCTGATCGTCGAAGGAGACCAAAAGGATCGCTTTTCATCGGGCGGTTTCACTCCAAGTCGATCCAGCTCAGCGGCGATCGCCTGGCGTCCGTGTCCGTCGCGCATCATCTCAAAGATTTTTACCACAACCCATGACGTTTCCGGATCCGGGTATAGCTTGAGATTTTCGTCGCGAAGATAGCCGTACGGCGGCTTTTTTGAAATGGAGCGTCCTTTCGCAGCCGAGTCACGCCGGCCACCTTGGAGGCGCTTCGTAATGACTTTGAGCTCTTCGCGTGACACGATGGATTTCACACCGAAGACGAGCTCCCACGTCTCGCTTTCCGGGTCATATATTTCCGTCGGGGTGATAATTTTCGTCCCGGAATAGCGAAAAGCGCGGTCTAAAATCCCCTGATCGAGCATATCCCCTCGGCCGAGGCGGTCAATGTCCATGACAAGCACCGCGTCAGCGATTCCCGTTTCCAGCTCGCGCAGAAGTTTTTTGATTTCCGAACGCTCAGCGATGGACTCGCCGGACACAATCTCTTCGAAGATGCCGAGGATATTGTGGCCTTCTTTACGCGCCACGGCCAGCAAGTTATCCCGATGCCGTTGCAATGTATCGTATGACGCGCCGGACTCAGCGGCTTTTTTCTCTTCTTCGATGTCCTTGCGACTTTTACGCAGGTAGATAAAAACATCCAAGTTTCTCGGCCTATACATAAAACCACCTCTGACCTGGAATAGAACTCGCTATCACCATGTATGCAAAAAAAGAGGCAAATATGCGGACTAGCCGTATTTTATGTGATTCATTCATTCTGTGGCGGTATAATTCATGATTTTTAGTTGTTCCTTTGGTCCATCTGCTGTAAATAACGAATGATTTCTTGCTGTTCTTCATCCGTTAAATCTCCGTCAATAAATAGAGATCCAACATGTGACGCAGCATACTCACGAAGTAAGCGGAGATTATTCTCGGCATCACGGCCGACAGCGGCGGCAACCGGTTCAGCGACTTGCATATATCCGAAAAGCGCCTCATAAAACCGGTAGCTTTCCCATTGCTCCTTAAAGCGATCCCAGCGCCGTTTAGCGAACAGCGGCTCCACACTAAACGTTTCGCTCAGTACATAGATGATTTCCTTTTCTGTGTGCGGAAGCTCAAGCTCAAGCAGCATAAACGTCGGCACACAAAAGTGCAGCGCAAAATTCGTCGCCTGGGCTTCTTGTAGCTGTACGAGGGAAGGGGGAAGTAGCATTTGATTTCCCGCATGGCGCAATACATGCCCAAGCTCATGGCCAAACTCTTGCCATTGTTGTTGGCGACTGAGGCGGCGGTCGATGATGATGCTGTACACTCCGTTCCGTTCGATCGCTGTGCTTCGGATATCGGCAAAATGCAGCCAGACGTTCAACTTTGCGGCAATGTCGATCATATCGAGCTGACCAGGCTCTATGATAGCCAAATGGTCGTACAATTCGTGAATATATTGTTCCAGTGGGGTGAATTGGTATGATGAGAATTTCATGGGAATCACCTCACTTTTATTATAGGAACATGTGTTTGGTAAGGCAATAGAAAAAGAAAAAAGCCCCTAAAAAGGGGCTCAATGATCCGGAAATAATTATTTCTAATCGAAAAACTTAGGGTAGAATAAAATATCTCTCAAATGAGCACCTCATCCCAAAAATCATTTTCGTGTACGATAACGATTGGCGTGCCTTTTTTCCTTAATTCAATGGCTTTCTCAACTTTCCGCCCATAGCAAGCGAACGCCCAGCAAGGATTGCCGTTGCCTCCCACGATGAGGTAGTTGGTACTCTTAGTGACATTGTCGTTGAATATTCCGCCCATCTCTTGAATGATGCGGGCAATCTCGTTGCGTGTAGCCCTGTGAGAGGCACCGGTAAAGGAGAACACTTTATTTTCGAATATGATTTCTGGATTAACAGCGCATATGCCACTGATTGAGTATTGGCTTTGTAGGAATTTTACGTCTAATTCATGAATGTTGCGGGATACCTTTGTATCAATAAAAGTGGTAAAAAAGGCTTTTAGCAAGTTTTTCTCGTCTTCGCTGATCATCCCGTCTTGCTTTACACTTACCAGCAGGCTATGGATCTCGTCAAAGGGATATGTTCCTCTTAAAAAGTCATGGTCATCGATCCAAATGGACAGTTGTTCAATTTCCATGTCATTCAAAACGTTGTCTGCCATGATGCCGTGGAGAATCCCGTGTAGCTGCTGTATAGATGATGTGATGACATCATAATAGCTGTTAAAATCGTTCTCATTAATAATGTTGTTGCAAAGCCACAGAATATCCTCAAGCTCTTCTTCTTCCAATTTGTTATCCAGCAAAGCTTGGTCAATTAACGGGATAATCTCGTTAAAAGGCGCTTTTTTTGCAAATCGTCTATGTAGGTTACACCAATGAATGAGCTCTGTGATCTCTTTTTCGTTAGTGATGTTATCGGAACGGATCCCATGGATAATTCCGATCAGAGAGTTGATGGACTTGTGCAACTCGGCTTTTGAGGCGAACTTGCGATAGTCTTCAATTTCTTTGAACTTGCTCATTTTCTCTCCCCCATTTCATACAAGAATAAAAAAGACATCAAGCCACATGGCGGTGATGTCTTTTCCTGCTGCATATCCGTATAGTTTATAGACTCAAATAATCCTCGATGACTTTTTCAGCTTTACCGACATACTTTCGATAGTCTTCTAATGATTTTAAAGCCTTATCAAAATCTTTAACAATCAGCGGAGATAAGGGCAATAAATCATCAGGAGTTCGAATCAAAATGCGTGTTTGTCCTGATTCGTTTTTCGAAGCTGGCTCACAAACAACGCCAGGACACAGCTCGATGATTTCTTGTTCTAATCGTTTGGAGAGCAAGTATTTCTTTTTGCCTGTTAACTTGATTCGGGCAAACGAGTAAAACGCTTGTATGTCCAAGTAAGTCGATGTTCGAGAATAACGAACAAGACTAGTGTCACGGTTATGATCACTTAATATGCGCAGAACAATGTCATAAGCTCTTTTTTCATCATCGGAAAGACGAAATTTTTCCTCTCTCCGTTTTTGGCATGTTCGATAAACAGCGGCACAAGTCAAACAATCATCCAACGCGTGATGTGAACTCACCTCTAATTGTAACCACTGTTTCAGTGTTTCCAGCTGATGATTGGGCGTCTCCGGTATGTATTTTCTAGCCAGTGTTAGCGTGTCAATGACGGGGTTGTTTGGCTTTTCTATTCCTAGCCGTCGAGCGTTGCTTAATAAAAACTTCATGTCAAAAGGAGCATTGTGAGCGATCAGTACATCATCCTTTAGGAATTGGATGAAATCCGGGAAGATCTCTTCAATTGTAGGAGCATCTTTCACATCTTCATCTGTGATCCCCGTAATGTCCGTTATTTTAGATGGAATGGATCTTCTTGGGTTAACAAACGAAATAAAGTGTTCGGTGGGCTCATGATTCCGAAATCGTATTGCCCCTATTTGGATAATAGCGTCTTTCTCTGCGTTTAATCCTGTTGTTTCAAAATCTAAAACTACGTAGTCGTCAGGAGTAAGCGTCGCCTTTTGATAATTGTAATGGCCGTTTGAAGACGGCTCTGCTTTCCCATTTGGGTGGGTTGATGAGGGAAAGCCATATTCGACAGTTACGGATATCGGCGCGGAGTAAACTCCTGTACTGTTGTGATCTTCAGAAGAGAATTTCGTGTCATCTGTGTTGCCGAGATTATTTTTATTAACTGGAGTAACAACATCCTGTTTCTGTTTCGCTTTTTTCCCAAAAAGGCGTTGAAAAATCCCCATTGTTTCCTCTCCCCTAAAAGTAACAAGCTCATTTATCTTTTGTCTTCCGATCCCCCTCGCTCTTGAGGATCTCCCATATCTTCAGTAATTGCTCCCGCCGTTCCTCCGGCGCTTCGGCCAATTCCTTGAAGAACAGCCCCAGCCCGGGATCCTTGAGCTCCTCCGGAATGTCATCCTGCTCGGACGGGTTCGGATGGTCAGTCCGGCCGAGGAGGTAGTCGGTGGTGACGTTGAAAAACTCGGCCAGTTTATTAATTGTATCGATGTCCGGTTGACTTTGGCCGTTTTCGTATTTTGAGTAACCTTGTCTAGTGATGCCCAATAAATCGGCCATATCTTGGTGGGTTAATTTTCTTTGCAATCTCAATGCTTTGAGTCTCTTGGGGAACATCGAAAATCCCTCTTTTCGCTCATCTATAAACAATTATAATGCAACATATTGTTGCCACAAATAAAAATAGTGGGAAGGAAACTAAAAATTTCTTTTTGGTATTGACAGCAACTTTTTGTTGCGTATAATTTAAATTAGATGAGCAACTTTTGGTTGCTGTGAGGTGGTGATAGATAGTGACCAAAGAACAACTTAGGGATATGTTAATTAAGGCCAGAGAAGCCAAACAATTAACTCAAGAACAGGTTGTGTCCCTGTCTGGAGCAAACATCACAAGGCAGTACTATAGTATGATTGAAAATGGAGATAGGAGACCATCTGTTGACGTGGCAAAAAAAATCGCGCCTGTCCTTGGGATAAGTTGGACAATTTTTTTTGAAACAGAAGGTAACCAAAAGTTGCGTAAAACAGGATCATCATAAGAAGTTTTCAAAAACATATCCCCTTGCCCGCAAAGGAGGTGAGACGGATGACGGATCAAGAGCAAACGTTCATTGAGTTGCTCAGGAAAAACATTCAGTTAGGCAAGTTTTTACCGACCCCTGAAGAGATCGAAAAGATGGATGAACACGAATTCACCAGCTGGATCGAAAGAGCAGCGATCGAAATCCCTAAAAGAAAAGTGGCGAGAAATCCACTCTTTCACTTGAAAGAGCAGATTTCTCAAATCCTTGCTGACGAAAACAAATCAGAGATCGAAAAAGAAGAAGCGATTTACGATCGCATCAGATGGTACTGGAAACTTATTCTTCGGCAATCCGAATAAGAGAAACTAATTTAAGTTTTTCGTTCCCTAAGTAAATAAAGGGTAAACTTCCGTCACCGTTAAGTGATCGGGCATTAAACAAACAAGGCGAAAGCGGGCTGTCTTCATCGGCAATATCAGCTTTAGCTAAGATGTTGACCAAAGTTTCAAAAAGCAAAGGCAAATCACGGAGACGCTCAAAGGGATTACTCCCAAAAGGATGACGACGAAATGGTTCGATTGCAGCCAAATAAGACTGCCAAATCTTTTTCACCATATTAGGTGCATTAGGGCTGTCAATGTAAAATGTATGTTTCTCAATAGCACCTATGCCGTCAATGAAGTGCTGATAAAGGGCATTTCCGTCCAATCGAACAAAATCGCCGTACCAGTATTGGCCATTAAGTTCAATAACCAATTTGAAGTGATCTCCGACAACCTTTTTTAGTAAGCAATCCAAAGCTTGCAATTGCTGAACAGAGTACATGTTATCACCCCCTTCCCGTTGCCATCATTCGACAGGAGGGAAGGAAAATCCTTCAAGGCAGGTGACAGCATGAACACCATTCACGATCAATGGGCTATGGCCGAGCTGAAGCATCGGCTGCTGGTGATCATCATGCAACTGAAGGATGACCCGGCATTTACGAAAGACGACGCGGCGCTGGAGATCGCCAAGGTGCTCGATTGGCTGAACGAAACAGCGCCGGCCGTCGATTATCAAACAATGGTTAGACAGTATGCGAGGTGAAGCGAATGTCATCAAATGCCCCTCATGCTCCGCATAAACATGAACAAAGGGGGAATGCGGGCATGAAGGAATTCAAATACGGCAACACGACGGTGATCGTTCACTCCCCATTGGTACTCATGAGCCCAGAGGAGCGAAAGAAATGGTTTGAGCAAGAATGGCAAAAAGGAAATCCGATCCTGCGACAAATCGCCGAGGCGGTGCTGGATTGCTGCCGTTCTATGGATACTGTACCACAAAGTCTCAAGGATGATGGTAGAAAGGGGAGCAGGGAGGATGAAACGCGGTAGAGCGGCTGATGCGGTGAAAGAGGCGCGGCAGAAAACAGGGATGACGCAGCAACAGCTGTCGTTTGAAATCTACGAATCTCGTGAATCCGTATCGCACCAGGAAAATGGGCGGTACCGGGTGCAGCCGAACATATCGAAATATTTCGCCGAAAAGCATAACAACCCGTGGGTGGCACTGGAGGCAGCCGCCGAGTACACCGGATGGGGGCCGGTGAAGCTCGATGGGGATGCGGTTGACCTTCACCGGGCGAGCGTGACGATGAAAACGCGTGAGGAGCTCACAGAAGCCCTCGAGGCGATCGAAAGCGTCTGCGTGGCGAACCATCCGCGGTCGATTCGAGAGTTTGACAAGCAGCGCTTGGAAGAGGCAATGATGCAGGCGATCGACGCGATCGTGGCGCTGACCCAATACGTAGCGGTTATCTGCATGGATTACGGCTTTTCCTGGTGGAAAATGTGGCAAAAGCATCGTGCGAAACTGCAAGCGAAAGGATTCATTCGACAATGACAAAGGAGGAAAAAACAGTGTTTAAACTGCCGAATTTAGCAGAAATGACGGATGTTGAGGCTATCCATTGGTATACAAGTGAAGTTGTGCGGCTTTCAAAAGAGCGAAAACTCAATAGCGAATATGGGAAAGCACTGCTCGGGTGGAAAAAGAAAATGAACGAACGCCTGGAAAAATCGAGAAAGGAGTGGTGGTAATGTACGTGGTATGGGTAGCCAGTTCATTAATGACAGCCCGAGAAGTTCGGGAGGTATGCGCCGAGTTGCGCAATCATCCGGAGTTGATCGAAGCCATTGAGCAAGAAGCCAAAGCAAAGCTTGTCAGCATGAAAGAAGCAGCAAGCCAAACGCTCACTGCTTCCTAAAAAACCAGCCCTATCCCAAACATATCATGTTGCCAACCAAAAGGCAAGCTCATGCTTGCCGACTGGAGTACAGGCGGCGGGTGTGCCCCCAGCCCGCAAGCGCTTGTGCTTCAGTCGGTGCGCATGAGCGCCGGCCAGGCCGAGCGAGAGCGGGCGACGATCCGAAAGGGGAGCCGCGCCACAATACATGTATGGTCATTGCGACGACGCCTGGAGATCATAACGAAGGAGGAATGGCGGTGATCCATATGATCGTTTACCAAGAGGCGGATTTGCGGCAAAAGGCATCAAGATGCATCGAGTACATACAGGAAGCGCTGCAAAACCGCGACTATGAAACGATGGCGATTGAAATATCCGAGTTGCAGTATTTAGTCAGACAGCTGCAAGAACTTGAACGAAAAGAAGCCCGGCGTCAGCAGTTGTTGAGCATTATACGAGATATGCAACGACGCGGCATTCAAATTGATTTTGTGAAGCTGGGAGAGGAGCGGAATGCGTGAATAAGCTCGATAAACATGAGAAAAGGCACATTCGGTTGCAAATCTGCGAACTTCTTGATTCGCATTGCCGCACATGCCCGGAACGGATCAAATATCGAAGCACCGTATGTTTGCAAGTTTGCCCGGTCAGCCAGGAGATGCGGCAACTGGCCGCCCTTCTTGAGGGTGATTCTCCGGCCGATCCCCAACCTAGAGAACCGGTTGTGGAACAGGCGCAGAACACACAAAAGCGAAAGGGACGGTGGTCGGCAGAGGAAGTGTTCTACCTTTGGCATCATCGCAAGGTATTGACGATTGATGAGCTCGCAAATCGGCTCAATCGAGAACCAAAAGCCGTCTATGAGAAGTTGAAACAACTGTTGCAAAAAGGCGGCATCTCTGATGCTGGTTGAGAAAGGAGGGCCGGAAGCTCCCATTCTACGATATGCTTCCAAGGCGAAGAATATGCTATTTGAAGTGGAATTTGTCGTGAAGGAAAACGGCCATTTCGAGACGATCCAAACAGCACTCGTCTACGCGCTCACTGTAACCGAGTGCCGGCGGATCGCCGATGAAATGGCCTCCGAGTTCGAAGTTGACGGGATTCAGTTTTTTATTTCAGAACTCTAGTTTTTATCATGCCATAGCAAAACAGCTTTTTCAAGGGGAGGGGATGACATGGCAACCTTGCTTTTAGACGATCAACCGTTGGTCATTTTGCCACAACTAGCCGTGGCGATCGGGCTGAACGAAAGCATCGTCGTGCAGCAGTTGCATTATTGGCTCGAAAAAAGCGAAAACGTCCATGACGGCTATAAATGGGTCTATAACACGTACGAGGACTGGCAGGAGCAATTCCCGTTCTGGTCCGAGAGCACGATTCGGCGGATCATCACCAAACTCGAAAAGATCGGGATCATCGTCGCGGCGAATTTCAACCGTTCTAAGATCGACAAAACGAAATGGTACCGGATCGACTATGACAAACTGGCCGAATTGACAACGCCGTCCAATCAAAGTGAACAGACGACTGCTCAAAATGACGCCTCGACTGCTCAAAATGAACAGACGACTGACGAAATCGTCAGTCCATCTGCTCAAAATGAACAGTCCATCTGTTCAAGTTGGACAGACGAGCTGCTCAATTTGAACAGACCAATACCAGAGAATCCTACAGAGATTACTACAGAGAAAAAAGAAGAAGTAGAAGAAGACGCGCGCGCGCATTCCTTCCGGGATATTATTCAATTCGTTGAACAAAACGGCTTTGGCACGGTTGGCAGCTACATAGGGGAAAAGATCGTCTCCTGGGTGGACGATACGTCCGAGGAATTAGTGTTAGAGGCGCTTAAAATTGCTGTAGAGAACGGAGCCAAAACGTGGAAATATGTCGAGACCATTTTACGCGACTGGTTCGAAAAAGGCTATCGCACCGTTGACCAGGTGAGAGCGGCACAATTGGCGTTTCGGGAGCAACAACTGAAACGTAAAGCCTCAACTGTTTCCGACGGCGGCCGAAAGATGCGGACCCCAGTAGTGCGCACCGAGATCGTACCGGACTGGCTGAAGATGGACTATAGCCAACCGGAGGATGACGACTTTGACGTCGAACAGGCGCGCCGAGAGCTTGAGGAACGTCTGAAAAAATACAGAGATGGGTGATCGTCGTGGGATACCCGATATGGATCCGATTGGAGTATCGGAATGAGGTTGGATCGGTGATCGGTTTGACGGCCAGCGTATGCTCGGAGGCGGATTTTCTCAATATCCTTGAGCACTGTGGCATCACAAGAACCAATTTGCTGACGGTGAAAATCAATAACAAAGACTACACTGTGTCACGCCTGGATGCGCTATTTACAAAGCTCCAAACGAGTGGGAGGTTATCGGTTTGATGTTGCTGAAATACGCACTCATTCAGCACTTGCGCCGGAAAGGCATCTTTTCTGCTAGCGATGGCCGGGCGCTCTCAAAACTGACCACAGAAGAGATTCAACGTGAATACGAACGGGTGAGAGGTGATCAATCACATGGATTGGTCCAAGGCGACCGTACAGCAACTGGTGACCATCATTCGCTTTGAAGAGTGCCCGGAAATATATAAGCATCGGGCGTGGCAAGAAATGAAACAACGATTAGGGGGAAGAGACCATGAAAAAACAACGTCAATCACTGCATGGACCAGTGAAAATCAGCTATCTCACGCCGGAAGAACTGGAAGCGTACCGAAACCGTCCGCGCAAATACTACGATGACGACAACCGACGAATCATTGACTGGCGCTGGCCGAGATCAAGGGGGACACGGCGATGAAACTGAAAAGACTATTCAAGCTGCAGAGGGAGTTAGACGAACGCATTGTGAAAGAGAAAGGACTTAGCGGGCAGGATTTGTTGCCAAACAAGGTTTTAGCTCTGCAAGTGGAACTTGGCGAGCTGGCGAACGAGTGGCAGATGTTCAAGTATTGGAAGGGAGATCCTCGACCAAGAACTGCATCACTCCGCAATCCAGCGGTGATGATGCCTGAGGATCAAGAATGGTATAACCCACTGCTTGAGGAGTACGTGGACTGCCTTCACTTTGCATTATCGATCGGTATCGATACAGGCAATGATGATCTTACGTTTGTTATGCCAAATACAGACTCAGACATTATATACACATTTATTGAACTCAATGCAATAGCGGCAGAACTGTTAGATCGCCACTCAATGGGAATGCTTGTGGATACAGATATTTTGTACATTGACCTGCTTGAAAAGTTATTTGGATTAGGAAAACAGCTTGGTTTCACATTTGATCAAATTGAGGCTGAATATCTCCGTAAAAACGCAATCAACCATCACCGCCAGGAATGCGGATATTGAGAGGTGGCGACTACAATGGATGCTCAGCACTGGCTGGATGAGCTCAACAAAAACCAAATCCTCCGCAATGTGCAAAAGCTGCTCGAGACACAGACTGAAAAAGGGATTCAGAAATATGGAACGACTGTGACTCCAGCGCATTATACGTTCCCTGAATGGTTGGAGCATTTGCAGCAAGAAATGATCGATGCCGTCGTGTATTGCGAGGTGTTGAAGTTTAAATATGCGCACTTAATAACGCTTGAAAAGCTAAATAGGGAAAGGAGAGAACGGAATGAACGATAAAGAGCTGTTGCAGAAGATAAAAAACGTTAGAACAGCCGTGAAGGAGATTTACGGAAATGTCAACACCATCACATACCCTATTTATATGGTTGATTGGCTTATTGAACAAGCGAAGAAAGCGGAACGGTATGAGAAGGCGTTGCGAGAAATTGCTAATGAGCAAGAAGTCGGAGAAGGCGACTTCAATGCTGACGATGTTGCCAACAACCTAATAGCCACTGCCAAAGAGGCATTGGAGGGAACCGAATGATCTATTTCAGCAAGAAATGATCGATGCCGTCGTATATTGCGAGGTGTTGAAGTTTAAATATGCGCACTTAATAACGCTTGAAAAGCTAAATTCGGATGTGAATATTGAATGAAGCGTCGTAAGCGGAAGGCCAAATGGTATTTGTTATATCGCAGAGAAAACCATGATGCAGTTTATGTGTATGAGCCGTTGCGAAAATGTGAGCTGCGAAGCAGGATTCGGCGCGGGTGGAAAGTGATCGAATGAAACAAAAAAGCCGGGATCCCTCCCGACAGCCTCAACATCATTATATCACAGCGGAGGGATCCAAGTGAGAAGAGCGCAAGAATTGCAGATTGATATAGATAACATGACGGTTTCACATCCCGTTGTACCTGGCAAAGTGATTGTGATTATTGTTGATGGGGTGCAAGGTAAGGCGAAAGTAGCAGAAGCAGTTGAGCATGGATATACGATTATCGAAACAGCGAAAGGCAAGACAGCACGGATCAAGTATGAGGAAAGCGAGCTGTTCTAAGGATGAAAATGATTGTCCTGCCACCAATATCAGAGGACGATGCATTGGAGCTGGCGGAATATCTCAATGTTGCGATCGCCTATATAGGAGATCCAGACAGCTCTGGTTTATATCAGTTGTTTCATTTTCTACGTGAAAAGTGCCAGGAGATCGAGGATGAACGCTGGCGCAACGATCCGAGAAACTGGGGAGCTTGCTGTCCTTGGCCGGATGATGATTTTCCGTTTTAAGGAAACACAAGAGTAATTATTGTTTCGTTGGGAGAAGAAAAAATGAACAAACTTCCTTGGAACAAAACAATACCACGACAAATGGCTATCGATGATTTTTCAGGGGAAGGGGTTAAATGTCCATATTGCGGACAATACAAACAGCTCTTAGTTAGCATTGTTCTTGCAGAGGGGATGGACTATATCTGCGAAGAATGTAGAAAACATGAAACATTAGCGGATTTATTTAGACCGCCTTCGCAAAAGGAATTTGCGAAAAGAATCAAATCGGCATTGGAGGAAACAAAATAAGCATTGTGTTTCATAGTGGACTTCTAATGTGAAGTGTAGAAAAGGGAGATGAACAATGAAAACTATCGCTATTGATATAAGGGAAAGTGTGTTTGATAACGAAACAGAAGCTATCATGTACGTGACAAAAGATGATGAAGTTGAACCATCACAGTATATATTTGCTATTCCATCCATTTCGTTTTCATGGAGCGCGAAAGATGAAAGTGAATTAAAAAGTTTTTTTCCATTTAATTTGTTTGGTGATAAGGAAAAAGAAAAGAGATTACTTAACGAAATGAAAAAAGCCATTCGTGCGTTTTAGACACATAATGCGCAGTAAATAAAGGAGGGAGAGAACGGATGAATCATCTGCAGCAGGTGTTTAATTACAGCGGTAGCCAGGTGCGGACGATTGTAAAAGACGGAGAAGTGTGGTTTGTGGCTAAGGATGTTTGCGAAATTCTTGATATTTCTGACGCGCGAAAAGCAGTTCAGAGGCTCGATGAGGATGAGCGGAGTTTAATTCCGGTCACCGATTCGCTGGGAAGAAAACAAGAAACATTCATTGTGAATGAGCCTGGTTTATACACGCTCATTTTAGGAAGTCGCAAATCAGAGGCTAAACAGTTTAAGCGATGGGTCACACATGAAGTCATCCCCACCATCAGGAAAACGGGCGGATACGTAGCGAACGATGATTTGTTCGTGGAGACCTATTTAAAACATGCGGATGAACAGACGAAATTGTTATTCCGCGCTACATTAGAAACAGTCCGAAAACAAAATGAACAGATTGCGGCGATGCAACCGAAAGCTGACTACTTTGACGCGCTCGTTGATCGTCGGTTGTTGACAAACTTTAGAGATACGGCCAAGGAGTTGAAAATCAAACCCAAGGCTTTTATCGATTGGCTGCTAGAGAAAAAGTATATATATCGAGACCAAAAAGGAAAGTTGAAGCCATATGCTCAATACGTGCCGTCTCTCTTTGAATTGAAGGAATGGGAACGAAATGGACGAGCTGATGTTCAAACGCTTGTGACGCCGAAGGGACGAGAAACGTTCCGAATCTTGTTACAAAAGGCAGCCGTTTTGATATAATGGAATCAAAACCAAATATGTCCAAGACCGAGAGCGTGAGGACACTGATGATGCAGGGAGATCCCTGTATGATTGGTGTCCTCTTTTCTTTTGCGATGAAAGGGGAGGGAAAACGGATGCGCACCATGCAGGATCAAATGCAAAAATGGATCAAGGCTAACAATATGACCTATCGGCCAGAGCGGAACCGGAAAGAACGGAAGCATAAACGGAACAAGGAGCGGATGACGGAGCGGGAGATTAAGGAGCTGATGGGCGTCTGCCGTCCGGTGTATCGGCGCGGCAAAGGCGGCGCATTTCGCCAGCGATAGGAGGGAGAACGTTGAGAGAGTTCATGCTTCCGGAGATTGATCGCGCGGCTACTAAAAGGGCGGTGGAGGCGGCGTTGGAGAAATACCGGGTCTACCTGCTGACGCTTCGGCTGGATGAAATGCCAAGGGTCACGCAGTGTTACTCGCTTGTGCCTACATCGTCCAATCAGTTTCGCTCCTCAACAGAAAGCATCGCAATCCGTAACGTCGATTATGAGCGGGAGCGGGAAGAGTATATCCGGCGGATCACCAGTGCAGTAAATCGCCTAAGCAAATGGGAGCGTGCCATTATTGTCCGACGATATATGTCGTTTGAAGATGTCTACGACTATGAAGTGTATCCTGAGCTTGGCATGAGTGAACGGAAGTATTACCGGCTGAAATCGAGAGCATTTTACAAGCTCGCCTTTGCTTTAAAAATCGAAGTGTATCGCGAGGAAAAAAGCGAGGTGACTCTATCGTGAACTTTGTACAGCCGATTCGCGATCCGGAGAAGATTGCAGCCATGAAGAAATATTTGCTGCAACGAAGCAAACGCAACTACATCCTGTTTGTCCTCGGCATCAACACAGGACTGAGAATATCAGACCTATTGCAATTGAAGAAGGAAGATTTGCTGCAAACACACTTGAAACTGCGGGAGAAGAAGACGAGAAAGGAAAAGAGGATCCGAATTCCGCCGGCTATACGAAAGGAGCTGATCGAGTATGCCAAGACGCTCAAAGATGGTGAGTATGCCTTTCGAAGCCGACAAGGAGGCAACCGGCCTATTGATCGTTCCACGGCCTATCGCATTTTGCGGGAGGCGGCTGAATATGTGTCACTGGATGAAGTAGGGACGCACACGCTCCGAAAGACGTTTGGTTATCATTTTTATCAACAAACCAAAGACGTGGCTATGCTCCAAGAGCTGTTCAACCATTCCAGCCCTCACATTACGCTGAAGTACATTGGCGTCAACCAAGATGCGATGGATAAGGCGATGCTGAAGTATAAAATTTAATTTTTTGCCCTGTAGTACATCATAAAAAAGCGTGTGGTGCACTCATAAAAGAAAAGGTTTTGAGGCTAGAACTATCAAGGGGTTGAGCCATTCGGCGAGTGCATCAGTCTGTAAATTGAAGTGAACTCATTGGAGGGAGAGCAAGTGTTAGTCGAGGAAGCGAAAAAGCAAATTGAATACTTGCAAGAATACATTCGGAAGATCGAAAACTACACGCCCACCACGATGGAAGAGGAAGCCGTCTACTTATATGTGCAGCTGGAAAGTGTCACGAAGGTGGTGCAGGAGCTAAACAAAAAGGGGTACCGGATCGGGAAGCGGAAACTCACGACAGTGGATGTGTCCAACATCATTCGCGGCAAACCAAAAGACGAAATGCACGAGCTGGCTAAGCGAATGTTTATGAAAAACAGGAAACGTGGGAGTCGGCATTGGTGAGATGAAGTTAACATAATAGTGGCAGAAAAAAGGCAGATTTTTGGCGGATTGTTTGGCCGTAAAGGTGATATGATGGTAGCATAGGGCGGGTTGAACCAAAGCCTGAGATTCCCCTTCACCTGACGTCACCCGATCGGGTGGCGTTTTTATGTTGTGGAATTTATCCGAAAGTATCAGAGTTGATATTTGTGAAAGAGTGGACTAAATACTTTTGGTCGTCGAGATTTGTCGAACTAATGATGCAGGAAAATACCTCCTTTTGTCGTATTGAGTAGGCGGAAGGAGATGGTGTTATGTCTAATGTCCATATTTTTTGGGATAATAGCAATATACACATAGTTGGGTTACGAAAAGTGATGCCGATATTCGAACCTAATGAAGATCCTTATTTATTTAGAAGTTTTTTCAAAGGTTTGTTTGAGGTTGCTCATAGAAACAGAAATGTTAAAAGTGCATATGTAGTTGGAAGTATTCCTCCTAAAAACTCAAGCCTATGGTCTCATATCGAATCCTTAGGAATTCATTTGGAGCTTCTTGAGAGAACTGCGAGTAATAAAGAGGCTGGCGTTGACCAAACATTACAAACCTGGATGCTTAGACAAGCATTTGATAATATAGGTTCGAATGATACGTTTGTTGTACTTACCGGTGACGGATCTGGTAGTAAATTGGGTAAAGGATTTTTGGCGGATTTACAACGGATACACAATTTAGGATTTAACTTTGAGGTTATTTCGTGGGAACACGGGACAAATGGAAATCTACAAAAATATGCACAAGAGAAAGGTAAGTTTATATCCCTTGAGAATTTTTATTACAATGTAACTTTTATAAAAGGGAAACGAAGAGCTGATGAAAATATCGATTTTAGCAAAATTAATTAAGCGCCTTTTTGGGCGCTTTTTTATTTGGAGGGAAAACCATGCGGGATTTAAAGGTGAATATAATCTGGCACGTTATCGCTGAGACAGATGGCTGCATGGTTGTTGGCTTTTGTGTTGATGGAAAGCTGGCGTCTATTGTTTCAGGAGAGCCAAATGAGTTGTATGAAAAGCTGAAGCACTTCTTTTAAGACAAGGAGTAGTGACAATATGCCAGCTAAGCCATTGAAACCGTGCGCCGTTCCTGGCTGCCCAAACCTCACACAAGGACGATACTGCGAACAGCACAAGTACAAAGAACAACAAAGCAAAGCAGAACGACATCGGTATTATGATGAACATCTCCGCGATCAAACTGCCCGCGACTTTTACCACAGCAAAGAATGGCAGCGTATTCGACATGCAGCATTGGTTCGTGATCATTATCTGTGCCAGCATTGTCTTGCTAAGCAACGCATCACACCGGCTGACGTGGTGGACCATATTGTGCCGGTGCGGGTTGATTGGTCATTACGCCTATCGTTAGGCAACCTACAGTCACTTTGCAACCCGTGCCACAACAGAAAAACATCCGAGGACAAAAGGAAGTACGGGGAGGGGGCGGGGTAAAAATTTTTCGCCGGGCGGCTCTGGACCGCGCGCCCCCCTCGGCGTGCACAAAGTTCCCTTTTTGGCGTAAAAGGGGGTTGACAGTTTTTGGGCAAAATCTAAATGAAAGGTGGTGTTGAAAATGGGCCGACGTGCGAAGCCGGTTGACTTGATTTTAATTCAGGGGACAAAGCATTTGACGAAAAAGGAAATCGATGCCCGGAAGGAGGCCGAGGCGAAGCTCCGGCCAAATGACGACAAGGTGAGACCGCCAAACTGGCTCGATGATGTGGCAAAGAAGGAGTTCAAGCGGATCGTGAAGGAGCTGAAAGAGATCGGGTTGGTCACAAACGTCGATGTGAATGCTCTTGCCTTGTATTGCGACGCCTATGCCAACTATGTTAAGTGCTCGCAGATCATCGAGGAAGAGGGGCTCATGGTTGAATACACCAATAAAGCGGCGGAGACGAATAAGGTTCCTCACCCTCTCCTCACGAAGAAAAAGCAACTGCACGAGCAAATGAAATCGCTGGCCGTTGAATTTGGATTGACGCCAAGCTCTCGGGCAAAATTGGCCTTGCCAAAAGAGGAGACAAAGCAACCGACACCGTTTGAACAGGAGTTTGGTGATGTATGAGCCTAAAACAATGGCTCATTGACTATTCCCACGATGTCATCGACGGCCGGGTGATCGCCTGCCAGAAACATAAATGGGCATGCATGCGTTTTTTACGGGATATCGAAAGGGAAGGGACTGATGACTTTCCCTATATTTTTGACGAAACGAAAGCGATGCGCTTCCTCAAGTGGATGACGTTATTTAAACACACAAAGGGCGTCTTAAAAGGGCAGCATATCCGTCCTCATGAGATCCAGGTGTTCGTGTTCGGAAATATTTATGGCTGGGTGCATAAGGACACGGACTATCGGCGTTTTAAAAAGGCGTATTGGCAGGTAGGCAGAAAAAACGCAAAGTCGCAAAGTTTGGCTTGCGTAGCCTCATATGAGGCTATGGCATTCGGCGAAAACATGTCGGAAGTATATATCGGCGCGACGAAAACGGAACAGGCAAGGATTGTATGGAAGGAAACCGAAGCTATGTTGGCCGGTTGCCCGGAACTCAAAGGGAAGTACGAAGTGAAATACGGGGCGATCCATCACCCGAAAAGTCGGTCTATTATTCGGCCACTTTCCAAAGAGGATCGGAAGACCGGTGACGGTTTAAACCCGCAATGCGGGATTATCGATGAGTATCACGCCCATGACACGGATGAGATTTACAATATTCTTGACTCCGGTATGATCGCTAGGGCGCAGCCGTTGCTGATGATCATTACGACGGCCGGCGCAAACTTGAACAATCCGTGCTATCGAAGTGAATATCAGTATGTTTCAAAGCTATTAGATCCGAACAGCCCCGTTGAGAACGACCAATATTTCGCGATGGTCAACGAACTGGATAAAGACGAGGACGGAAATTTGATTGACGACATTAAGGATGAAAAAGCATGGCTGAAAGCGAACCCGATTGCGGCTTCCTATCCGGAAGGGATTGAAAATATTCGTGCCAAACTCAAAGAAGCGCTTGAAAAACCGGACAAAATGGATGATTTTTTAACGAAAAACATGAACGTCTGGATCAACAAGCGGGAGCAAGCCTACATCTCGGCCGAACGCTGGGCGGCCTGCGGCGCGGAAAACTTGCCGGATATCAGTGGATTGGATGCGTATGTAGGCGTTGACTTGTCGGCAACGACCGACTTAACGAGCGTTTCTATCGAAATTCCATTGAGTGATGGACGATTTGTCGTGCTGTCCCACTCATTCATACCTGAAGAAAAGCTAGACGAGCGAGTGAAAACCGACAAAATACCATTCGATCAATGGGCTCGTCAAGGATGGATTACCACAACGCCAGGCGCGGTCGTTGATTACACGTTTGTTCGTGAGTATATCAAGGCGATTGCAGAAACACATGGCGTTTCGGTGAAAGAAATATGTTATGACAAATATAATGCACGTCATTTGATGCAGGAACTTGAGGCAGATGGGTTCGTGACAGTAGAAATTCCACAAGGGATTCGCTATTTATCGGAGCCGACAAAGAATTTTCGAACGAAAGTGTTTGAAAAGAAGATTATTCATAACAATAATCCTGTTTTATCGTGGGCAGTCGGCAACGCGGTGACACGAAAAGACGCCCAGGAGAACATTATGCTGGATAAATCGAAGAGCACGGACCGGATCGACCCACTGGCGGCGCTTATTAATGCCCACGCCCGGGCGATGTTTGCGAATGCCGAGTCGGTTGACGTATCAGAATTTGCGACCGATGACTTTTTAGACAGACTGTGGGGTTGATAAAGTGAAGAAATTAAGGAAAATCTTTCGTGATTACGCGGAAGATTTTTTTATTTTCATTGGTCTAATGCTTATCAACATCGCGACGTTCCGATTAAGCGTGACGGCAGGGCTGTATATGCTGGGTTTTTCTTGTTTAGCCGTCGGCATTTTTGCAGCGCTGCATCCACCGAAGCGTTATCCGCCGTGAGGGAGGTGAGAACTGAATGTTTTTCCGACGCGCTTTGGAACGAAGAAGTACGGAATACAGCTTGAACGATCCGGCTCTTTTAGATTTTCTTGGCATTTCTCCAGGTGATGTGAATGTTTACGGAAAAAATGCTTTGAAAGAAGCGACGGTTTACGCCTGTATTAAAATCTTGGCTGAATCGATTTCGAAGCTCCCCTTAAAGATTTATCGAGAGGACGAAAATGGGGTCAATAAAGCGACCAAACACTATTTATATAAGTTGCTAAAGCTCCGTCCCAATCCGTATATGTCGGCATCTGACTTCTCCAAGTGTAATGAAACGCAACGAAACATATATGGAAATGCGTACGTCAACATCGAGACAGATGAAAAGGGCCGGATTGTGGCGTTTTGGCCTATCGATGCGAGCAGAGTACGCATTTGGTTTGACGATGTCGGCCTTTTCAGCAGCAAAAACCACATCTGGTATGAAGTCGATGTCGGAACCGAACGGCGGAAGCTCATGCCAAACGAAATTTTACACTTTAAAAGCAGCATTACGCTCGATGGCATTGTCGGGGTTCCTCCTCTTGATTATTTGCGGGCGACGGTGGAGAATGCGGCGGCGGCCGGACGGTTTATCAATAATTTTTACAAGCAAGGGTTGCAAGTGAAAGGGATCGTTCAGTACGTGGGCGATTTAAACCCAGAAGCGCAGAAGAAATTCAGGGAAAAATTTGAGGAAATGTCATCAGGGCTAAAAAACAGCCATCGGATTGCACTCATGCCGATCGGATATGAGTTCAAACCCATCAGTTTAACGATGTCCGATGCGCAATTTTTAGAAAACACAGAGCTCACGATCCGGCAAATCGCCACAGCGTTTGGGATTAAGATGCACCAGCTCAACGATTTGAGCCGGGCAACTCATACGAATGTAGCTGAACAGCAACGGCAGTTTTACGTGGATACATTGCTGCCGATTTTAACAATGTATGAGCAAGAGATGACGTATAAATTGTTTCTTGACAGTGAAATTGACGCTGGATATTACGTGAAATTCAATGTTGACAGCATGCTTAGAAGCGACATTAAAACGCGTTATGAAGCGTATGGCATCGGAATTGAGAAAGGTTTTATTACGCCGAACGAGGCGAGGGCATTAGAAGAGAAGCCACCTTTACCTGGCGGTGACCAGCTTGTATTTAATGGTAACGTTATTCCATTGACGATGGCCGGCCAACAGTACATGAAAGGAGGTGGTGACAGTGGGCAATCAAGCACTGAAGGAAACAAAGGAAATCCGGGCTCTTCCAGTGAAAATTGAGGTCCGTCAGTCAGGTGAGGAAGAAGAAAAACGCACCATCTCTGGGTCGATCAAGTACAACACGGAAAGCGCGGAGATGCGGGACTGGTGGGGCGACACGTTCGTCGAAGAAATCGCGGCCGGCGCGTTTGATGAAAGCCTAAAAACACGCGGTGTCGTCGGTCTCTGGTCGCATGACACGTCTAAAGTGCTTGGAAGCACGAAAAGTGGGACGTTGCGCCTGGAGAGTACGGAAAAAGAGTTGCGCTTCGAGTTGGACTTGCCGAACACCACAGTCGGCAACGATGCCTGGGAGATGATTAAGCGCGGTGATGTCGATGGTGTATCGTTTGGGATGCGAGTCACAAAAGATAAATGGTCGCAGGTCGATCGCGACGGCAAAAAAATCTACAAACGTTCCATTTTGGATGCGGAACTATATGAAATTTCCCCGGTGGCTTTTCCGGCTTATCCGGCCAATGAAGTGTCTGTCCGGTCGCTTGATGAGTACCGGGAGCAGCAAAAACGCGCCTCAAATGAATACAAAAAACGGAAACTAGCCATCGAGTTAGAGCTGATGTAATCGGCTCTTTTTTATTTAACTATGGGAGGTTGAAAGAGTATGGGGAAAGAACTGCGTGAGATGTTGCAAAAACTGGAGCAGATGAAAGCGGAAGTCCGCACTCTCTTAGCAGAGGATAAAGTCGATGAAGCCGAAAAACGTATGGAAGAAGTACGAGCGCTGCAAAAGAAAATTGAAGTACAGCGGCAATTAGAGGAAGAGGAGCGTGGCGGATTGGGCCTGGGCGGTGCGTATTCAGCCAGCAATGAAACACGCGCTGTCACGAAGGAAGATGCCGAATTGGAACAGGAGTATCGACAAATCTTCATGAAGGCGATTCGCCGGCGCCCGGTTTCTCCGGATGAGCGAAGCATTATCGCAGAATACGAAAAGCGCGCCGTCATGAATGAAGGAGGAGCCAATCCGGCGATCCCTGACGGAGATTCGTCCTTGATCGTTCCAAAAGACATTCAGACGCGCATTAACGAGATCATGCGAGCGCAAAACGATCTGTCTCAATATGTGCGCGTCGAGGAAGTGACCACCTTATCGGGCTCGCGTGTGCTGGAGAAAGACGAAACGATGACACCGTTTGCGTTGATTGATGAATACGGCGTGCTCCCGGAAACGGATAATCCTAAATTCGTGGCTGTCTCGTACTCTGTGAAAAAACGCGGCGGCATCTTGCCGATTACGAATGAGCTTTTAGCTGATAGCGATCAGAACATTATTAATTACATCACGCGTTGGATTGGTAAGAAGGCCGTCGTTACGCGTAACAAGTTGATTACAGATCTCCTGCTGACTATGACTCCGAAAGATTTAGCGGATCTTAAAGCGGTTAAAAAGGTATTCAACGTTGATTTAGATCCGGCCATCAGTTTGAGTTCTATTGTATTGACCAACCAAGACGGATATAACTGGTTAGATAGCCAACAAGATGCGAATGGTCGCTTCTTGCTGCAAGATGATATCACACAGCCGGGGCGGAAGCTGTTGTTTGGCCGTCCGGTCGTCGTATGTTCCAATCGCTACTTGCCGTCGATCACTGGAACGACGAACAAGGCTCCCATTTTCATTGGGAATCTTGAAGAGCTTATCGTGTTGTTCTCGCGGCGATTCTTTGAGTTGGCGGCAACGAAAGAAGGCGGCGATGCATTTAAACGCGATACGACGGATTTACGCACGATTATGCGTGACGACATTAAATTTTGGGATACGGGCGCGGCTGTATATGGCCAATTGAAACTGAGCTAATGACGGGGGTTATCCCCGTCCCCTTTTATTGGGGGTGATTGTTTTGATTATTACGCTTGATGAAGCGAAGCAATGGCTGCGCGTTGAGCATAGTGACGAGGATAGTTTAATTAATACGCTGATTAGTGCAGCGGAAAAGTACTTGGTTAATGCGACAGGAAATACATTTGACAGTACGAATGAGTTGGCCAAGCTGCTCTGCTACGTTCTAGTCGCCGATTGGTATGAAAATCGTGACATGATCGGCAAGACGAGCGAAAAAGTGCGGCATACGGTCGAGAGCATCGTGGCTCAGTTGACTCATTGCTACGATAGCGCGACAACAACGTAGAAAGGGGAAGGATTCATGAGCGATCAGGCTGAAAATCGCGTTGAAAATGAACTGAAAAGCCTTGTCTTAGTGTCCCCATCGGGGCATAAATACGAGGTGACGGTATCAGATTCGGGGAATTTGATCGTGAAGTACAAAGGTGAAGGGCCATGAACCCTGGAGAACTAAAGGATCGCCTAACATTTTACGAAATCCTTTTCGATAATGGTGAAGAACAGCTTGTAGAGCGATGCAAGCTCTGGGGTCAAGTGAAATTCAAAAAGAATAAATTCACTGACCAACAGCCTGAAAAATCGTATCAGATCATTATTCGGGCGAATAAGGCGGTAAAGCCGTTAATGAAAGCTCTTTGCCAGGGGAAATGGTACGACATTATGGCCGTGGATGAGGGTGAACCGGGCTATTTTATACTGGATTGCACACTCGGCTACGTTCATAGCCTCAATGATCGCTGTACGGTGTCACGGCTTCAAGAAGTGGAACTGGCGATTGGAGAAACGGTTCATCGCCCCGTTGTTGTAATGGAGCAAATCCCGTGCGAATTGGTGAAAATCGATTCCGGCGACACGAGACAAACCGATACGACACACAATATCCGGTTGTTGTATAAAATTCATATGGAAACGCATCGAAACATTAAAATTGGCGACAAAATTGAGGTCAATCACAGAGGACAAACATTCCGGTTTACCGTGAAGGAATGCTTTAAATATCATACCTTCCAAGAGGTTATGGCGGAAATAGAAGGTGAAGCGTAATGTTTCAGCTCAAAATAAACAATTTCAAAAAATACGAAGAGCAGTTTATTTTCCTCAAGGAAAATCTCCCTAAAGAACTGGAAAACTACTTATTGGACGTCGCCAAAGGTTTGCTTCGTCTAGCAAAAGTGAGGACGCCAAAAGACACGGGGAAATTAAGGAGCGGGTGGGAAATTGGCGAGCTGAAGAGGGAAGGCGATGATTTGATTATCGTCGTCTATAACAAGGAGTTTTATGCCCGTTTTGTGGAATACGGCCATAAAGTAGTGATTAATAAAAAAACAGTCGGGCACGCTCCGGGATTTTATATGTTGACAGTATCGATAAAGCGTATCAAACGCCAAATCCCGCGTCGGTTGAAAAAACATTTTGACAAGGTGCTGAATTCATTATGATGACAGCTATTCGAAATGCGGTGATCGGCAAGCTCAAAACAGCCTTTCCGGACCATAAAATATACGGCGAAAAAGTGGAACAAGGCCTAAAAAAGCCTTGTTTTTTTATTACCATTTTGCCTGGCGATGTGATTGAGCTGAACAAGTCAATGCAACAAAGAGAAATCACCATCGATATTCAGTATTTATCCAAGGAAGAAACGAACGCCAAAAACGTTGAAATGGCTGATTTGTTGAATGATTTGTTCCGAAACGTCACCTTTGACGGGCTGACAGTAAACGTTATGGAACGGAGATTTGAAATCGTGGATGATATTCTCCATTTTTTCCTCGATCTCGACTTCATTGTGATGTTGAGCGATACAACGCAGCATGACCTCATGCAAGAAATCATTCATAACAAGGAGGTATGGTGATGGGGTTACCTCAAGTCAATATCGTATTTAAGACACTTGGAGCAACAGCTATTCAACGTGGTGAGCGAGGAATTGTCGCATTGCTATTAAAAGATACGGCTGCTCTCGGTGCGCATGTTTTAACGAGCGTTACCGATATTCCTACCGACTTATCGGTTGCGAATAAAAAACAGATCGAACTCGCTTTCATCGGCGGTGAGCGGACGCCGAACAGAGTGGTGGTGTACGTCTACGATCCGAATGCTAAGGTGACGAACGGAACGCCACTGGATGCAGCGTTAAACTATTTGGAGACAGTGAAATTTGATTATTTTGTTTTTCCGGAAATTGAGGAAACAGACAAAACAAAAATTACGACATGGATCGGTTTACAGCGCGCCAACGGCAAGATGGTGAAGGCTGTATTGCCCCATCATGCGGCCGATAAAGAGTACATTATTAACTTCACGACGGAAAACATTGTGGTCGGCGATACGACGTATACAGCAGCCCAATATTGCTCGCGCATCGCCGGATTGATCGCCGGAACGCCGTTGACTATTTCAACGACCTTCCAGCCGTTGCCGGAAGTGGATAGTGTGCAGAGCTACACAAAAGACCAACTCAATACGGCGATCGATAATGGTGAATTTGTGATTTACCATGACGGCGAAAAGGTGAAGGTTGGGCGCGGGGTGACGTCGCTAGTCACGACAACGCAAGATAAAGGGGACGATTTCAAGAAAATTAAAATCGTCGATATCCTCGATCTTATGTATATGGACATTCGCAAGACGATCGAGGACAGATATATCGGTAAATACGCCAACAGCTATGACAATAAAGTGCTGCTCATTCAAGCAATTAATGCGTACTATGAGCAGTTGGAGATTGACGGGCTGCTCGATGTTGGGAAAAATAGAGCGGAAATTGATTTAGAACAGCAACGGGTCTATTTACGCTCGGTCGGCGTCGATGTGGATGCGATGAAAGAGCAGGAGATCAAGGAAGCAAACACGAGAGATAAGGTGTTTATCCTTTCTCGTATCCGTCCTCTCGATGCGATTGAGGACATTGACATGAAAGTGCTCATTTAATTTAAGGAGGTGCTGACGAATGGAACGAATGATTCCTGAACGCGCCATTTCCGGTACGCATGGAGAAGTATGGATCGACGGCGAAAAATTTGCGGAAGCATACGGATTGCAGGCAAAGGTGGACTTTATTAAGGAAAAAGTGCCAATGTGTGGTGCTCCGAACGGCCAAGGTCAAAAATATATGGGATGGGAAGGCAAAGGGACGTTGCGAATCACAAAGGTGAACTCCCGACTGACACGCAAGGTGGCCGAGCAGGTGAAGCGTGGTGTTTTGGAACCGATGACGATCGTGAGCAAGCTGGCCGATCCAGCGGCATTCGGCGCGGAACGTGTTGTATTGAAAGGTTGTACTTTTGACGATCTGACTCTCGCGGACTGGGAATCGGGGAAAATCGTTCAAGAAGAGAAGCCGTTTACTTTTAATGATTTTGAATTTATCGACTATATTGAATAGGCAGAGGGGCAACCTTCTGCTTTTTGTCATGAGGAGGGAACACAATGAGCAATGTGGTTGATATTTTACTCAAAATGGATGCGGAAAAGCTGGAATTACCAAAAAAACTCGTGGAAATTAAACGGTTGAGCGAGCTGGCCGGCGAGCCGGTCGTTTTTGAAATTCGAGCGTTGACACAGACACAGTTTGAAGAGATTCAGGATATGTCTACAAAGTTTGATCCAATTTCAAATAAAGCGGACGTCGATGTTTTTACTATCAAACTAGAAACGATCTTAAAGGGCGTTGTTTCTCCAGAGTTAAAACGGAAGGAGTTGTTAGAGCATTATAAGGTCCCGACACCATATGATTTGATTCGGAAACTATTTACGCCTGGTGAAATTGATCGGCTATATAACGAAATCAGCGATTTAAGCGGGTTTGGCGAGGGGGCCGTTGAAGAAGTAAAAAAGCCGTAAAGGAAAACGGTTATGTACAGATGATGTACTGGTATTGGAAAAAGAAAGGCATCCGGCCCTCAGTTTTTTATCAAATCCCTTATGGGGAGCTGACGATTATTCGCGCTTTCTATGAGTTAGAAATAGAAGAAGAAAATGAGAAAATTAAAGCTTTATCCGGCATGCCGTGCCCAGCGCTGCTATGGTGAGGTGAGGAGATATGGCAAGAGGCCAACGACTCGAGGCGGAAATTTCCGTTAAGGATAGCGCTACGCAGAGTATTGAAAAAGTCATTCGGTCGAATGAAAAACTGAAAAATGAAATGCTGCGCCTCAAGGCCACGATGGATAAGGTGCAGGAAAGTACCAAAAAGCGCTGGGAAATGCGGGTCGAAACGGCGAAAGCGAAAGAGAAGCTGGAGACGTTAGCTGATGCTATTGATCGCGTCCGAAATCGGGCAGCGTTGACCATGGAACGTTTACGGCTGCTGGGATCAGTGATCGGAACGGCATTGGGCGCCGGAGTAGCAACCGCGTTAAAAAGCGGGGCTGATTTGGAAAAATACATGATCTCGATGGAGCATTTCATCGGCGTTCAAAACAAAGGGATGAGCCAGCAACAAGTAAAAAAATCAGCTCAAGAGTACTTGGCGGCTTTGCGAAAAAACGCGAATGAAACGCCGTTTGAAACTGGCGAGGTCGTCCAGACTGGTGTTCGTGCTCTAGGTATCGCTGGTGGAAATACGCAAGAAGCTATGAAATTGCTAAAACTAGCAGAAGATATGGCAGCCTTGACGCCTGGCAAAACCCTTTCTGAAGCGATTGAGGCCCTTGCTGATGCGAAAACGGGCGAATTTGAGCGCCTCAAAGAATTCGGATTTAAAGTGACGGCCCAAGAGTTTAAAGGATACGTTGGAAAAGGCGTCAATGCAAACTTAACCGCAGCTGAAACACAGAAAGCTTTCAATACACTAACCGACCAAAAATTGAGCCCGTTCTTTGCCGGTGGGGCGCAAAAGCTTTCGCAATCTACTGCGGGAAAAGCGAGCACCATCGTCGGAAACCTAAAAAGCGGCCTGCAAGACGCTGGATATAACATGTTGAAAGGGATTAAGCCTGAAACTCTTGATAAGATGGTCAAGATGAGCGAAAACATCGGCAAATCCATCGGCGATGCAGGTGCTAAAATGGTCAATGCCTTTGCCAAAGCGGCTCCACATATTAAGTCGGTGGCCACAGCATTAGCAGCCGTAACAGCCGGGGTCATTTCGTTCCGTATCGCTTTTGCCGGCTTAACGATGATGCAGACGATTATTACCCTGTTTAAAGCGTGGCGCGCCGGCACGCTGGCCCAGACGGCGGCACAGATCGGCTTGAATGTCGCAATGCTCGCCAACCCGATGACATGGGTGGCTGTCGGGATTGCTGCCTTGATTGCGGCCGGCGTTGCGTTGGTGATGAACTGGGATAAAGTGAAAAAGAAATCGTTAGAAGTATGGGATGTTGTGAAAGAAAAGGTGTCTAATTTTATTAAACCGGTAAAAAAGTGGTTTGATGGGTTAGTAGGAAGTGTCACGAGTTTTATCGACAAAATCACGTCATTCGGAAACATTAAAATTGGTTTGCCAAAATTCCTTGGTGGAAATGGACTATTTCAAAAGAAAGCTATTGGCGGTGTGATTCCTCGTGATAATTATCCAGCCCTTTTACATGAAGGTGAAAAAGTCCTGACGAAGCAAGAAGTCAAGCAAATGGAAAACAGCAAGCGTCAACGTAGTGCATCTGTAACTATCACAGGCAACCAATTTATTATTCGAAATGAATCAGATATTAAAAAGTTAGCTTTAGAACTTGCAAGATACTTAGAACAAGAGGGAGGGTTAATGGCATGAGGGTAAAAATGCAGTTTTGGTTTCGTTATGGCAGAGAAAGTTTGCAATTGCCTGTTAACCCTTCATCTTTTGAAGTGGCAAGTCCTTATGGAATTGAGGTTATTGAAGTCAATAATTTAGGAGAAGCAACGATTCCGAAGAATAGAGGATTGCGCGAATTCCGATTTGAGTCGTTTTTACCGGCTAAATACGACCCGGCCTATTGTGTTCATAATCGAATTATTCCTCCGACCGATTTCATCAGCATCGTTGAAAAATGGCGCGATGCCGAAAAACCAATCCGTTTTATTGTGACGACAGCGAACATTAATACGCTTGTACTCATTCCGGAATTCATCTACCGGCCAAGTCCGCCTGGCAGTCCGGGAGAGGTGCAGTTTTCCATCTCATTAAAAGAGTACAGGGTGCCCGTTATTAAAAAACTGACAACATCGTCAAAATTGTCGGCTAAACCAAAACGTCCGCCAAAATCAGAACCGAAACCAAAAATCTATGTTGTGAAAAAGGGCGACTCACTTTGGAAAATCGCTCAAAATTCGAATATTTATGGTGACGGCAGTAAATGGCGTCAAATTTACGAGGCGAATAAAAAAATGATCGGCAAAAATCCAAACGGCATTAAACCGGGCATGAAGTTGGTGATTCCGTAATGTATCCGGGACAAGCGGAAATAAAGGTCGTTTACAACGATATGGACATCACACACTTCGTCATGTCTGTTGAGTGGAGCGGCGACGTTATGCAAGCTTGTCGTACATTGAAGGTTTCGTTGATGAATACACTTGACGGTCGCAAGCGCCTATTCACGATCGAAAAAGGTAAGGAAATTCGGTTTTATAACAATAGCACTGAGTTATTTCGCGGCGTGATTTTTGCCTACGAAATTAGCAGTGACGGAAACTATTCGATTACTGCCTACGACGAAAACGTGTATCTAACGAAATCAATAGACACGCGAAAATTTACGAACATGAAAGCGTCTGATATTGTTCGTCGGCTATGTTCCGATTTTGGGATTCCAGTTGGTCCTATCGCTGATACCGGTTACGTGATTCCGAAGCTAATTTTACGCGACAAAACTCTATACGACATGATTATTACGGCGCTAACCGAAACGAAAAAGCACACGGGGCGTCGTTTTATTTTGCTCAATAAAAACGGCAAGCTTGTTTTGCAAGAACGAAAAGCGCAAGTAACGCAGTTTATCATCGAAAATGGCGTAAATATCATAAGCGCCAAATATTCGCAGTCCATCGAAGACCTGAAAACGCAAGTAAAAGTGATCGGCGGCGACCCGGATAAAAAGCCGATTGTAAAAACCGTTAAAAATGACGTTCTTATAAAGAAATACGGAATTATGCAGCACCTTGAGAACGCCGACTCGAAACTAACAAAATCACAAATCGAACAACTTGCCCGTCAGCTTTTAAAAGAGCACGGAACAATTAACGATGAAGCAACGGTCGATGCGATTGGAATCGACGAAGTAATCGCTGGCACTTCTGTTTACGTAAAAGAACCACTAACCGGAATCGTCGGCGGCTACTACGTTATTACCGACTCCCATCACTATGAAAACAGAACTCATACGATGTCAATTACGTTGAGTGCCACGGACGAATTACCGACTCTTGAATACGAGGAGGTAAACGAATGAAAGATCGGCTAGAAGGAAACGGCGCTGCTCGCCTAATTCAACTCATGCGCCACCATGGTTATAACAAGGACGTCGACATCGAGCTGGCGACGATCACAAGTGCACCGCCTAATATAAAAGTAAAAATCGACAACATGAACATCGAACTTGACCGCGACGACTTGATTGTCGCGCGGTATCTAACGAAACATAAACGACAAGTAAAGATTGACGGTGGCGCAACGGTAGAAATCGAATACCAAGACGAGTTAAAAGTCGGTGACCGCGTAATTGTGGTGTCAGCTAATAACGGTCAACTTTACTTCGTAATTGACAAGGCGGTGATTTACTAATGGCGCTTTCCCCTTTACAGCCTGCAGAGGAACGAAGCAAAGCGGTCATTCCAACACCCGAGCCTTCACTCACATACCGACTTGATCCCGAAAGGGGCACAATCGGAGGATTTATTGACGGTGACGAAGCGCTTCGGCAATTCATCATAAAAGCGATTCAAACCGCCCGTTTCCGTTATTTAATTTACGATGAACAATACGGATCGGAACTTGAGGACTTAATTGGCGCCGGAGGAACCGAGGAGCTTTTAAACGAAGAAATCCCACGATTGATTCGTGAAGCGTTAATTTATGATGACCGAATCGCTGATGTGCGGGATTTTTCTATTAGGCGTGAAAGTGATCATGTGTACGTCGAATTTACCGTCGTCAAAACAGCCGGAGGAATATTAACCGAGGAGGTGGAGATTTAATTGTGTTTGAAAACCAAACTCTCGAAGTCATACGTCGGCGTATGCTCGACAATATCGATGAGCCTGTTGACAAGCGACAAGGTTCGGTCGTATGGGATTTATTGTCGCCAGCAGCGATTGAATTTGCGCAGGCTTATGTCGCGCTTGATTTAGTGTTGAATTTTGGATTAGGTCTCGAAAATATTCCGCGCGAATATTTAGTCTTGCGTTGTGCGGCGTTTGGTATTACGCCAAAAGAAGCGCTGAAAGCAACCGGTCGAGTTACGTTCACTGGCACGGACGGCACAGTAATTCCAGTCGGCACGCGCTTGAGTACCGACGATGTTGAGCCGATTTATTTCGTCACTACCGAAGAAGGTACGATTACAGGCGGCACGGTTACGGTTGATGCTGAAGCCGAAACGGCAGGCGTAAGAGGGAACGTTGCAGCAGGAAAGATTACGCTTGTTGTCGGTGACTTATCGGGCGTGACATCGGTTACAAACAACGCACCATTTGACGGCGGTGTTGATGAGGAAAGCGACGAGTCGTTGTTACAACGTTACCTCGACCGCGTTCGTAGACCGGCGACATCGGGTAACGCAAATCATTATCGTCAATGGGCTCTTGAAGTGGCGGGAGTTGGCGATGCAAAAGTATATCCGGTTGCAAATGGACCTAAAACGGTCAAAGTCGTTTTACTTGATACAGAAAAAAGAACACCATCACAAGCGATTATTGACGCGGTGGCTAAACATATTGAAAATGAACGACCAATCAACGCGGATGTTGAAGTGGTTGGCGCCACAGAAATTCCGATTAATGTGTCGGCAACCTTAACGCTTGCGGCAGGAAAAACGATAACCGACGCACAGACTGAATTTAAGGAGCTATTAACCGACTATCTTAAGTCGCTTGCTTTCGTCGATCCAATCGTACGATATTCGAAGATTGCAAGTTTATTACTCGATTGTCCGAGCGTTATAGACTATTCGAACCTAACGGTCAATGGTGGTACGGCAAACGTTACGATTGCTGACGGAAACGTAGCGGTTACAGGGACGGTGACATTCGCGTGAAGCTATTAGGAACGGACATCGAGCGCAATGTTGAACGCGATATGTTCGGATACATACCGCGAGAATACGAGGATTACCGCGAGTCGCGAGCGATTGTTAAAACGGAAGCTGCCGAGTTTGAAGCGCTTAACGCCAAAATCGCCGACGTGCTGGCGCAGTTTTTCGTCGACACAGCCACATGGGGACTTTCTCATTGGGAGCGCATTTGCGGTATTCCAATCGATGAAAGTAAGCCGGTTGAGCAACGTCGTAGCGTGATCAAGTCGAAGTTACGCGGTATCGGAACGGTCACGGTCGATTTAATTAAAAACGTTGCCGAAGCGTATTACAATGGCGAAGTTGAAGTAATCGAACAGCCTTCGCTATATACCGTGAAAATCAAGTTCGTTGGTAAACTCGGGGTTCCGCCGAATTTAGCCGACATTCAAAACGCTTTGCGCGGGATTATTCCGGCTCATTTGGCGATAGACTTCGAGTTTTCTTATTTGTTAATAAAAGACGTTCATAACGTAATGACGCTTTCGCAATTGGAAGCGACAACGCTCGATAAATTTGCAGGAGGTGCGTAATATTGGCGAGTAATACACCGCGACTAGGGCTGTATAAAAAAGATCCGATCGCAGATGCCAACGACACGTTTAATATACAGACGATGCTGAATGACAACTGGGACAAAATTGATGGGAAAGTCGCTATCCTAGGACCAGACGGAAAAATTCTATCTGAACAGTTGCCACAACAATCGCTACCAAATGCCAGTATCACACAGGCTGGTATCGTCCAACTCAATGATACGCTGACAAGCGCAAGCACAACCCAGGCAGCGACAGCCAATGCGGTGAAACGGGTGAATGATGCAGTTGTTGCGCATTCGGCTGATACTACTAAACACGTCACACAAGCTGAAAAAGACACTTGGAATAGTATGCAAAAACACAAAGTAACAGCTGATAATGGTACTGCTATACTAATTTCCGGTCAAGATCTAAACAATTTGGTGAATACAGGTTTTTATAATGGAGATAATCTCATAAATTCTCCTGATGGTTCGGCTAGTTGGTTTTATGTTGAAGTTATTAGGCATACTAACTCTGCAAACTATGTAATACAAAAAGCCTTTAAATTAACAGGAACACAACCTACTTTTTATATGCGTATAAGAGATGGCGGAACATGGAGTGCATGGAGTGAAAACCTTTTTACATCTGTAAGTGATGGGAAAGCCCAGCTAGAGTCCACCATCACTGCAAAAGGCGGAACTGTGACTAAAGCTGGGGCAGTTCCGACATTCGCTGAACTTGTTTCAGGAGTGAAAAGTATTCCAATAGGAAAAAAATTTGCAACAGGAACTATAACATCTTCCACTAGTCCAATAACATTCTATAGGTCAGTTGATGGTTATACTTTTAGCTATTTTTACCTTCCATTCAGTATATCGGCAATAGGATTTTTTCCGAGTTACATTTTAGCGAAAAGAACAGGCGATGTGTTTGACCACAGTATATACGATAGTCGTTTTCCAAATGACTATAAAATTACAGCGGTTGGTGCGAAATCTAACTACGGTAGTGTTTCCGGTGCAAGTTTAAGAATGACAAATGTTACCGATTATGCTGCTTACTTTAGATTGCCTGTACAAGGTGGTGGAGTAAATTACGATTGGATAGCATTTGAATAAAAAAAATAAGAGAGGGATTTAAANTGTTGAACTTAATTGGAAGAAGATTATAT